AACTGAAACGCGAGAGCTACATCACCATCTGGGTGGAAGCCTTGAACGAAGCTCACGCTGAAGAACTGGCGTGGAAGGAGATCGAGGATCGTCCCGACTCGGACGACGCATCGTGGCTCGTTGAGTCCATCGAAGAAACCAACCAAGGAGAATGAAATGCTAAGCATCGACACCAACGCCAAGACAATCAAGGGTCAGCAGTACGGATACATGACGGGCGTCCTGTATCTCGCGCCCTACAACCTATCCGGGTACAACACCTGCGCTATGGCAGAGATCGCCGAGTGCCATGTGCCGTGCCTCAACAGCGCAGGCAGGGGCGCATTCAACAGCGTGCAGGCCGCACGCATCAAGAAGACCAAGCTGTTCTTTGAAGATCGCGACGCCTTCTTCGCGTTGCTCATCCCCTCGATCCGCTCCCTCATCCGCAAGGCCAGCGCAGCCAACCTCATCCCCCTGTGCCGACCCAACGGGACATCGGACATCCGGTGGGAGAACGTGTCATTCACCTACGAGGGGGTGCACTACAACAACATCTTCGAGATGTTCCCCGACCTGCAGTTCTACGACTACACCAAGATACCCAACCGGGTTACTGCACACATCCCCAACTATGACCTGACCTTCTCTTACTCGGGCGTCGTCGGGTTCCAACCTTACGTCAAACGTGCAACCAAGCAGGGCTACCGCATTGCCGTGGTCTTTCGCAAACGTGAGGACATTCCCGCCGAGTTCCTCGGTACTACTTGTGTCGATGGCGACGACTCTGATCTGCGCCATGAAGACCCGCACGGGGTAGTTGTCGCCCTGTACGCCAAAGGCAAGGCCAAGCGCGATACCTCCGGGTTCGTGGTTGACCCTGTTGCATAAGCCCTAGGGCTTATGGTAATGTTCCGTTCCCTTTATTAATTTTCGGAGAAGCAAATGACTTTTAGTCTAGGTGAAGTTCTGCGTGCCAAGCTGATGTTGTCCCAGTTCAATGAGGACATGAAGCGCAAGGCGGAAGCAACCAAGGTGGAGGAGCCCAAGCCCGCATCCCTGACCACGCCGACGGACGGCGTGACGCGTTCTTACGCCCTGAGCAAGTGGAACGGCACGAGCTACGACACCGTGTCGGGCTACCCGAAGTCGAGCTACACCGAGCCCGCCACGGACGGCCAGTACAAACTGGTTGTCACCGACACCGACATTGCAGGCAACTCGAAGTCGGCCACGGATCTGGTCTTCACGCGTGATACGACCCACACCGCACCCGAGGCGAAGCGCAAGCCATTCACGGTCACCAACAATCTGAACCGGGCGCTCTTCGAGCAGGCGCAGCTCTACCCTGCTACACGCAAGGCGCTGACGGATCGGATGGTTGCGATGGGGTACAAGCGCAACTCTGTCGCTACGATCATTCAGCAGATGCTCAGGCAGGGACTCTTTCAAGTTGACGACGAGGGCGTGTTGCATCTGACTGTGGCGCAGTACACCCCGCTCAAGAGTGCGAAGGCGATGCGCAAGCTTGCGCTGCCCAAGGCCAAGCCCGGGCGCAAGCAGATCAAGGTGAACGTCCGCAACCGCACAGTGGAGGAGGTGCGGGAGGAACGACCAGTGTCTTCTCCTGTGGTGCAAGAGACCCGAGTCAAATCGATGCTGCGCAGCCTGTCGATACTGGAGGCGCTGGAGCTGTACGCAGAGCTGAAGAAAGTTTTTGGAGACAACAAATGACTGTAAAGAGAACCGACCCCAGCATACCCATCACCGACAAGCGGTTCGTCCCCACCCGGGGCGCTGATGTGCAGGCGACATGGCGTCGCTTCGGGTGGGCGCCGCCCACTGAGGGCAAGCCCGAGCCTGTGTTCGTGGAGAAGAAACCTTTTGAATGGGAACCTGTGAGGAGAGTGAAATGATCGACTTTCTATTGGGTGTTCTGGTTGGCCTGATCGCAGGGCTGACCATCATGCACCTTTTCAATTACTTGATCGACCGCGCACTACCGAACGACGAGGAGGAATGGAAATGAGCATCGACGCAATGAAGGCCGTACTTGAACTGTTGGAATCCGACAGTCCGGCAAAAGTGCATCTGGCGCGAGGCGCTCTACGCGCCGCAATTGAAAGGGCTGAGAAGCGGGAGTTAACTGTCAAGGATTGCTTGACAACTGAGCAGCCGGTGGCGTGGATGGTGGATAGCACTGTTTTTACGCGATGGCAAGGGGCGCATCTGTTTGCACAGACGCTCAATAAAACCGTGATACCCCTTTACACCGCCCCGCCTCAGCGCCGTCCATCAGATTCTTTCGTGGCGTGGAACAACACTCAATGCAACCCACTAGCACCCGCAGAGAAACAAAACCTTAGCGCGTGGGAGGACGGGTATGCCAGCGGTTTGGAGGCAGAGCGCGAAGCGTGTAGGAGGGCGTTTGATGCTTATTTGTTGACCTCCGATCCGGGTCCACTCCGCGCAAGGGGAGAGAAAAAATGACCAAGCCGTTGACAAAAACAGAGTGGGAAGCATCCTTAGCAGAAACGTGGTCTGCCGTCATCAAGAGCACCTATGCTGACGAAATTAAAGCTGCTGTTCTGGCCGAGCGCGAGGCGTGTGCGAAGGTGTGTGATGAGTTGGTGTTAGCGCACCCCGGCAGGGCCGACCTCACCGCAGACCAGTGCGCCGCCGCTATCCGCGCAAGGGGGAACGCATGAGCACACAACCCGAAGCCTTGCGGTTGGCTAACTTACTTGAAACGGATGGCTGGCCCGATGCCGCTTTCGAACTGCGCCGATTAGAGGCCGCTCATGGCTGGCAGTACGCGCTAGCGGAAGAGCGACTGCGCCGCATTGAAGAACTGGAGCAGGCCGCGAGGCAGGCGCTGGAGGCGGTGGAAAGACTGCTTTTCACAAACTCTAATCGAGTGCGTGAGGCCGCAGCCGCCCTGCGCCAAGCACTAGGAGAATAACGTGCCAGACATCACCATGTGCGCATCGACCACCTGCAACCGTAGCACCCAGTGCTATAGACACGAGGCATCTGGGACGGAGCCCAACCCCTACCGACAGGCGTACTTTGTCTCCACCGACATGAACGAAGACGGGTGCAAGTACTTCAGCCCGCAACATACAAAAAAGTATCTTAAGGAGAAAGACGAATGAAAACCATCATCCACGTAAACCAACACGTCATCAAAAGCAACGCAAAGACAGGCGCGACTGACCCTGTGCTGACAGTGAAGACTTACAAGTCCAACACGTATGCGCATGAGGTCGAGATTCTCGGCCCGAGCCGAATCGTTTACAGCCCGGACAAACCGCTATCGTGCGGAGCCAAGGTCTGGATCGAGACTGACAGTGAAGTAATCGTAAAAGAGGAGCAAACAAATGACTGCTAAGAAATGCCGCTGCCCATCGGACAGCCCCTTTTTGTGGAAGCACAACCACACCCCGTCCGTGTTCGCCAAAGACCCCCACTTCAAGGGAGCCAGCACCACGCAATCCAAGAGCCAGACGCAGGTGGTCGAGCGCAAGCGTGAACAAGGCATCGCCATCGGCACTATCCAAGGGCTGTCTAACAAGCCACAGAACGTCATCAACGTGCGTCAGTTCACCATCTATTCGAAGGCGGGCAAAATCTTATGATGCGCTGCCCTACCTGTGGCAAGGCGACGATTGTGCTGGAGACGCGGCACAACGCCAAGACCAACACGAACTACCGCCGTCGCCAATGCTCAGGCGGACACAAGCACACAACGCTGGAGTCCGTCGCCGCCGTTGGCACTAAGCGTGCGCCCAAACGCAAAGAGGAGAAGAGCTGATGGCGAGAACTCCAGAAGGGGCTGTAAAAGCTAATGTGAAGAAAATTCTCGACGGGCTGGGCATCTACCACTTTTCGCCCTACATGGCGGGGATGGGACGCGCTGGTGTACCCGACATCATCGCCTGCGGCAAGGGGCACTTCATTGGCATCGAGTGCAAGGCTGGCAAGGGCAAGCCCACTGCGCTGCAAGACCGTGAACTAAACGCAATCGCTGCCGCTGGTGGATACACCTTCGTGGCACGAGAGACCAACCTAGAAGCACTGAAAGAAGCACTGCAATGTTTATGACAACCGCAAAAGAAATTGAGCAGGCCCTCAACAAGATGACAGAAGAACAGCGTGCCCACCTGCGCATCGTCATCTCTGAACTAATTGAGTGCTACCTGCACGATGACTTGCACGGCATGGTGTTGGTGGGTAAGCCGCCCTACGAGCCGTTCAAGATCATGGCGGTGAATACCAACGAGATGGACGCATCAGAGCTGCTATCTGCGGCGCAGGAATACATCAACGGTTCTGTGATGGAGGACGCCCCTCCCAAGGAGCGATTTAATTGAGCGCACCGTTCGACAAAATACTAACAATTGACGTAGAGACGCGCTGGGACAAGCGGGACTACACCCTTTCCAAGATGACAACCGAGGAGTACATACGAGATGAACGATTCATTGCATTCGGAGCTTGCCTCCATGAGTTCGGTACTGACGCGCCTATTGTTTGGGTGCGCGGTGATGAGCTTGGTGATGTTCTTGGCGGCGTGGATTGGAGCAGAACTGCAGTGCTCGCCCACAATGCTCAGTTCGATGTGTCCATTCTGGCGTGGCGCTATGGTGTTGAGCCTTGTTTTATTTTCGATAGCCTGTCTATGGGCCGTGCCTTGCGCGGTGTGGAGGTGGGCAACAGCCTCGCCAAACTTGCAGAAGACTTCGGGCTCCCAGCCAAAGGCAAGGCGGTCAACTCCACCGACGGTCTGGCGGAGATAACTCCGGAGATTGAACAAGAGCTGGCCGAGTATTGCAAGCACGATGTGTTCCTCTGCGAAGAGGTGTTCAAGCGACTGAGCAAGGGTTACCCCGCCAAGGAGCTGCGCCTGATCGACATGACGCTCAAGATGTACACGTACCCGGTGTTGCAGCTCGACCAGAACATGCTGATGGATGCTATTGCAGAGGAGAAAGAAAAGCGTGAAGGACTACTACACAGGCTCGGCTTGGATGAAGCTGTACTGGCGTCGAACCCGCAGTTTGCACAAGCGCTCAAGGCGCTTGGGGTCGAGCCGCCTACGAAGGTCAGCAAGACGACTAACAAGCGCACGCTCGCACTTGCTAAGAACGATGCGCTTTTCCAAGCGCTCCTTAATGGCGGCAATGAGGAAGTTGCAGCTCTTTGCGAGGCTCGGCTTAAGGTCAAGTCCACGACGGAGCGCACGCGTGCGCAGCGTTTTCTAGAAATCTCCAAGCGAGGGGCGCTGCCTGTGCCCCTGTCCTACTACGGCGCATCTACGGGAAGATGGACGGCGAGCAAGGGCTCAGCCATCAACATGCAGAACCTCAAGCGCGGCAGCTTCCTGCGCAAGGCGATCATGGCCCCTATCAACATGCAGCTTGCGGTGGGTGACCTGTCCCAGATCGAGCCGCGTGTGCTGGCGTGGCTGGCTGACTACGAGGAGCTGCTCAACATCTTCCGCTCAGGCGGCGACCCGTACGCTCAGTTCGGTGCGCAGATGTTTGGCATCCCGGGCATGACCAAGGACAGCCATCCGGTCGAGCGACAGTCTGCCAAGTCCGCCCTGCTGGGCGCTGGCTACGGTCTCGGGTGGGCGTCGTTCGCACAGCAACTTCTGGTGGGGTTCCTCGGGGCACCACCGCTGCGCTACACCAAGGCAGACGCCAAGAAGCTGGGGGTCACGGGCGACGCGATCAAGGCGTTCATTGCCAACGAGGACTACGTCAAGCGGATGGAGGAGATACCCCACATCTGCACCACGCAAGAGCTTCTTGTGCACTGCATCACAGCCAAGGCCATCATCGACAAATACCGCGCTGCAGCATGGCCGGTGAAGACCTTCTGGAGCGCGATGGAGGAGATGCTGGTGCGCTGCCTTGCCGGTGGTGAGGAGATGGTGTATAAATGTCTCACCTTCAGAAAGGAGGAGATCGTATTGCCCAACGGCATGCGAATCCTGTATCCCAATCTGCGTCAAGAAAAGGATGAAGAGGGTGCAAAGCGGTGGGTGTATGGGCCGGAGGCCACGCCCCTGTATGGTGGGAAGATAACGAACAACGTGGTGCAGGGCACTGCTCGGATCGTGATGACAGACGGGATGCTGCGGGTGAACAAACGCTATCCTGTGGTTGGAACAGTGCATGACGAGCTGATTGCTGTTGTGCCTGATGAGGAGGTTGCTGACGCGAAGACTTGGGTCCTCGCGCAGATGACCATGGAGCCGAGTTACATGCCGGGGATACCTCTGGCCGCTGACGGTGGTGTACACCGTCGATATGGACTAGCGAAGAATTGATGAAAGAAGATGCCCTGATTGATTACGCCACGCCGCTTATGAATGTCGAGCGCACGGCCAAGGAAGTGCACGACATGTGCTTGCACACGACGCTGGCAGAAGCAGAAGAGAAAGCACTAGAGCTTGTGGTGGAAGCCCGGCTTCTTGTACAGACTCTTCGGCACATGCAAAACAAATAACAACAGGAGAAGCAGATGCAACTACCCAAGAAAATAAAAGTCGGAGACCGCTGGTACTCCGTCGAGATCGTCGAGACCATGGAGCGCAAGGCGCAGATGGGCTATGTGTACTATGGCACAGGGCTCATTGAAATTGCCCAGCGCAGCAACGTGACCAACAAAGCGTACAGCAACGAGGAGATGTCCGACACCTTTTGGCACGAGCTGACTCACGCAATCCTCTACGATATGGGCAGCACGTTGCACAAGAACGAGCTGTTCGTGACCCGTTTCGCTAACCGCCTGTCCCGGGCAATCAACACGGCAAAATTCAAATGCTAAAAATTAACGACCACGATAACGCGATGGTAGGCATCGCGTTTGTTTGGCGCAACAACGCACAGGTAGCTGTGTATGTTTACGACGCCGAGATCATTTGCAACAACCTGATGGATCAGGGCATGACTGAAGACGAAGCGCGAGAGTATGTTGGGTACAACATCGAAGGCGCTTATGTCGGTGATGACACGCCCATCATTGTCTGGCCCGACGACGGCGACTGGATGGAAGAATGAAAAAACCAGCATGGTCACACAGCAGCCTTAAAGACTACGAGGGCTGCGCCCGCAGATACCACGAGGTCAAAGTCCTGAAGAAGTATCCCTTCCAAGAGACAGAGGCGACGCGCTACGGCAATCAGGTGCACGAGTCATTAGAACTCTATATAAAAGAAAATAAACCAATCCCGCCTGAGCACGCGCAGTTCAAGGATGTTGCTGATGCCATGCTGGCCAAGCCCGGGCGCAAGCTGGCTGAGTACGAGATGGCGCTGACGGTTGATCTCCAGCCTACCAAGTGGAAGTCGCCCGATGTGTGGGTGCGCGGCATCGCTGACATCCTGATCGTGGACGACGACAACCTCACGGCGTGGGTGGGCGACTGGAAGACGGGCAACAACAAGTATCCCGACAGAGACCAGCTAGTGCTCATGTCCCTCATGGTGTTCGAGCACTTCCCCCATATCCGCAAAGTGAACAGCGCTCTTCTGTTCATCGTGAAGAACGATATGGTCAAGCTGTCGATGACGCGTGATCAGAAGGACGCCTTCTGGTGGAAGTACCGTGAGCGCACTGCGCGTCTCGAAGCATCGTTCTCCAACGACGTGTGGAACCCCACACAAACCCCGCTGTGCGGCTGGTGCCAAGTCACCGGCTGCGAGTTCAATCCGAAACACTGAGGACGTCATGACCCAGACCAACGGCAAGCGTGACTACAAGCACGCCTACAAGCTGCAGAAACAATCCGGCGAGACCGAGGACCAGCTCGAACGACAGAAAGCCCGACGCCTCTACGACAAGAAGGGCATCGACCGCGCAGGCAAGGACATCGACCACAAGACTCCGCTGCGCAAGGGAGGCAAGACAACCCCCGGCAACTTGCGACTGCGAAACAAAAGCGCCAACCAAGGCGACAACAAATAAGAATCGGAGAAGCAGGTGCAGATCATTGAGAACAAGGCGCTGCTGTTCAAGACGCGCAACCCACACAAGTACAGCATCATCCCCAAGCACAAGGTGATGCCTGTCGATGGTGGCTACCAAGTCGCCGTGTACTGGGGGCTGGACGAGGTGCGGGTGCTGCGCAATCTGGGCGTGAAGAACGTGCCCTCGCCCATCACCCAACGCTACGACTGGCCCGGGCGCTACAAGCCCATGCAGCACCAGATCGACACGGCTGCGTTCCTGACAATAAACCGTCGGGCGTTTGTGTTCTCGGAGCCCGGCACCGGCAAGACGCTCAGCGCACTGTGGGCAGCCGACTACCTGATGAAGCTTGGCAAGGTGCGGCGCGTGCTCATCCTGTGCCCCCTGTCGATCATGCACAGCGCGTGGATGGGAGACATCAACAACAGCGTGATCCACCGCAGCGCAGTCATCGCCCACCATCCGAAAGCAGCGCGGCGCATCGAGATGATTCAACAGGACTACGAGATCGTCATCACCAACTACGAGGGGCTGGCCCTGATCGCCGACGAGGTGCGTGCCGACGGTAGGTTCGATCTGGTGATCGTCGATGAGGCCAACGCATACAAGACCCCCACCACCCGCCGCTGGAAGGCGCTCAACTCCATCCTCAACCCCAACACCTGCCTGTGGATGATGACGGGCACCCCGGCCTCGCAGTCTCCCACGGATGCGTACGGTCTAGCCAAGCTGGTCAACCCCGATGGCGTGCCCAAGTTCTTCACGGCGTGGCGCGACAAGGTGATGCACAAGCTCACCATGTACAAGTGGGTGGCCAAGCCCACCGCCAAGGACGATGTGTTCGATGCGTTGCAGCCTGCGATCCGCTTCACCAAAGCTGAGTGTCTGGACTTACCGCCCGTGGTCACGATGACCCGGGAGGTGGAGATGACGCCCCAGCAGGCCAAGTACTACAACACGCTCAAGACCCAGATGCTGGTGCAGGCAGCAGGGGAGACCATCTCGGCGGTCAATGCCGCCACTGCTATGAACAAGCTCCTCCAGATTTCTTGCGGTGCAGCATACACAGATGACCGAGAAGTGGTGGAGTTCGATTCCGCGCCCCGCTTGTCGGTACTGGAGGAAGTGCTAGATGAGACCGACCGCAAGGTCATCATCTTCGCCTTGTTCCTGAGCACCATCGACACCGTCAGCAATCATCTCACCAAGAAGGGCATCGCCAACGAACAGATTCACGGCGGGGTGTCAGCGTCCAAGCGAGCGCAGATCATTCACAGGTTCCAGAACGAACCAACGCCGCGTGTGCTGGTGATGCAGCCTGCAGCTACTGCCCACGGGATTACCCTGACTGCTGCCGACACGGTGGTGTTCTACGGCCCGCTCATGAGCGTCGAGCAATACATCCAATGCTGCGCCCGCGCCGACCGCAAGGGGCAGAACAGCGACAAAGTAACCGTGGTGCACATCCAATCAAGCCCGGTTGAGAAACGAATGTTTAAAGCCCTCAGCAAAAAGGTTGACGACAACGGCCTGCTGACTGAGATGTTCAACAACGTGATCAGTGAATAAAAGGAGTTGCACGACGATTGAAACCATGTACACTGTCCAACCCTAGACAAATAACACGGAGAAGCAAATGACTGAGACAGAGACTGAGACGATCCCACTGGATCGGCTCGCGAAGATTTACCGCAAGATTCGCGCAGAGATCACGACGCTCACCCAAGAGTACGACAGCAAGATCGAGACTCTGAAGGCGCAGCAGGACGAGATCAAGAACGCGATGAAGGACATGATGAAGGCGATGGGCGTCACGTCAGTCCGCACGGATCAGGGCACTGTGGTGCTTACCGTCAGCACCCGCTACAGCACGCAAGACTGGGACTCCTTCAAGAAGTTCGTGGTCGAGCATGACGCGGTGGACCTGTTGGAGAAGCGCCTTGCGCAGAGCAATATGAGCCAATTTCTCGAAGAGAATCCGGGGCTTGTGCCGCCCGGGCTGAACTCCTCCTCGGAGTACAGCATTTCGGTACGCAAACCAACCAAGTGAAGCAACCATGAGCAACATCACTCTTTTCAATTCCGCAAAAGCACCCGCGTTCGTAGCCAACGCAGAACTGTCTGAAACCACGCTGGCTCTGGCTGGCGGTGTCGCTGGCCCCGGCGTCAAGCGCGTCTCCATCAAAGGTGGCGTGTTCCGTCTGGTCTCTGGCGGCAAGGAGATCGCGAACATCGAAGACCGTCACCTCGATGTGATCGTCGTCAAGGCTGCCCCCAAAGTCAGCCGCATCTTCTACGCAGGTAAGTACGACAAGGACGCTGCCGCTGTGGCCCCGGATTGCTGGAGCAACGACGGTGAGACTCCCGACAAGTCCATCAAGAGCCCGCAGGCATCGTCCTGCGCCAAGTGCCCCCAGAACATTGCAGGCTCTGGCAACGGTAACTCTCGCGCCTGCCGCTACCAACAGCGTCTGGCTTTGGTGCTGGCCAATAACCCCAGCGGTGACGTTCTGCAGCTCACGCTGCCTGCCACTTCCATCTTCGGCAAGGGTGAGGGCGACAAGCTGCCGCTGCAAGCATACGCACGGTGGGCGGGTTCGCAGACTCCTCCGGTCAACCTCGACATGGTGGTGACCCGCATGAAGTTCGACACGACTGCTGAGTCTCCCAAGCTGGTGTTCGCCCCGCAGCGCTGGCTGACGGAAGACGAGTACGAGACGGTGCAGGACAAGTCGCAGAGCGTTGAGGCCCAACGCGCCGTGATGATGACCCCTGCTGGCGCAGATGGCGTGACCAAGACTGCGCCCATGCTGCTGGAGGGCAAGCGCCCCGACGCTAAGGTGGAGGAAGAGGACAAGGTCGAGGAGGCCCCCAAGCCCAAGAAGAAAGCTGCCCCTGCGGTGAGCGAGGACGAGGAGCCCGAGGTGCGCAAGGCCGCGCCCAAGACTGAGTCTGTGCCTGCCAAGAAGGGCAAGCTGGCTGACATCGTCGCCGACTGGGACGACGAGTAAGGAGTTTCGGGAGGTAGCAGGAGCGGTCGCTATGCGTGCGCCGGGCACACGGATCACTGCTCGTTAAGCTCCAGTACATGCACACGATAGCGTTTCCTCTGGTTTAGCGACCACGCTACCTCCCACCTCAACAACCATGCCCTACTCACAAAAAGTTATCGATGCGGTTGCGAAGACGCCCAAGTCGCTGGGAAACCAGCTCGGGCGTTGGGCGGTCTATCACGACTTCCCCGTCACCAAAATCGCCAAAGCTCTGGGAGTGACACGGCAGACGGTCTACAACTGGTTCACGGGCACTGCGGTGTTCGTGGGCTACCGAGACCGCGCCGAGTTCCTCTTGGAAATACTCAGAACATCAAGTAACGCCGACGAGGCGTGGAGAAGAATATGTCGGGAATACAACCTCACAACCTGAGCGACGAAGAACTGGAGCGCACGGCCTACATGAACGCTGGAGCCCTGCCTGCTGAGTGGGCCGAGGCGCTGCGCAAAACATTTGCGCGAGAGTTTGAGGAGCCCAAGCGCGAAGCCGACCCGCGCCAACTGAACCTGTTTGATACCAAATAACCTCACCGGGAATCTTAATGACACCGCAAGAGTTCTTCGCGGTGGTTCTGCCGCCACCCGGTCACGGGTTGTATTGCGCGGTTGAACTGACCACAAAACGAAAAGAGCACAAGTTCGAGGAGACGCTGGCTGAACTGCAACAACATATAGATGCATGGGTTGAGGCAAAGTGCAACACATACTTTGCATTGGCGACGTTCGAGGAGGCGGGCAGTCGCGAGGCTAGCAACGCACGGCACATCAAGGCGCTGTTCGTAGACATCGACTGCAACGAGGACGGCCCCAAGACCTACGGCACCAAGGAAGCGGGCATGGAGGCGTTCGACGCGTTCATGCAAAAGACCGGGCTGCACGAGCTGGGCAAGCCCTACGTCATCGATTCGGGCGGCGGGTATCACATCTATTGGCCCCTGACCGAGACGCAGGACATCACTTCGTGGAAGCCGGTGGCCGAAAACTTCAAACGCCTGTGCAAGCAGGAAGGGCTGAAGATCGACATGACCGTGACGGCAGATGCTGCCCGGGTTTTGCGCTGGCCCGACACGCTCAACTTCAAGGCGGCATACTCTGAGCCGCGCCCCGTGCGGATACTGCAAGAAGGCGTGCTGTTCGACTTCGATATCCTTGCCTCGGCCATCATCGGCCAGCTTGGGCTGAAAGGCACTCCTCCGGTCACAGCGCCTAGCAACGTGGTGTCCTTGCCCGGCACCCGCCCATCTCTCGCTCCGTCGGCGACCGGGGTCAAGCTCTTTGAGAACAGCGTCACGCGGTTCAAGAACATCGTCAAGGCCACGCAGGCGGGCTCCGGTTGCGGTCAGCTTGAGCACTTCATCGAGAACGCAGAAGACGACGGCATGGAGCCGCTGTGGCGCGGCTGGCTCAGCATCGCCCAGAAGTGCGAGGACGGCGACAAGGCTGTGGTCTGGCTGAGCAAGCTGCACCCGTACGACAACGAGCGCATGAACCAGAAGCTGCGCGAGATCAAGGGCCCCTACCCCTGCGTCAAGCTCGACTCTGAGAACCCCGGCATCTGCCACAAGTGCTCACACTGGGGCAAGATCACCAACCCTCTGGCGCTTGGGCGCGAGGCTAACGTGAACGTCGAAGAGAAAGAGATCGAAGTCGAAGCGCAGGTTGAGAGTCCCGTGGCTGAGCCAGCACCGATCAAGCGCCCGGTACCGCCCAAAGGCTACGCCTACGGAGACAAGGGGGGCGTGTTCCAAGAGCGTGAGGTCGAGATGGCCGACGGTTCCAAGTCCAAGAAGCACGTCATGCTGCTGCCCTACGACCTGTTCGTGGTGGACATTCTCAACGCTCACGGCGACCACACTGTGCACATGATGGCGCTGCGTCCCGAGGGCCCGGTGGATGTGATGGTGCCGTCCAAAGCGATGGTGTCCAAGGATGAAACAACCAAGTCGCTGGCACAGCAGAACATCATGGCCAGCTTTGGCCAGAACAACGACAAGAACTTGTTCGACTACGTCCGCGCTTGCGTTGAGCAGGCTGGCCTTGAGAAGCGTGCGTTGGCGGTCCCTGATCACTACGGCTGGCAGCAGGACAAGAACTACGTGTTCGCTGGCCGCATCTTCAGTAAGGGCAAGCCCCCCGTCAAGGTGCCGATGCCCGGGCTGGAGAACATCGTGTCCTTCACAGAACCCAAGGGGACGCTCGATGGCTGGCGTGCCATCGTCAGCATGCTGATCGAGAAGAAGATGTACAAGCACCTGTCCATCATGCTGCTGGGCGCTGGCGCTCCGCTGATGCGCTACACAGGGCTGGCAGGCATGACAGTTCACTGCGCCTCTACTGAGTCCGGCACGGGCAAGTCGCTGGCACTGGAGCTGGCGGCCTCGGTCTGGGGTCACCCGGTGCGTTACCGAACGGGAAAGTCCACCTCTCCTGTTGCGATGCAGCAGCGGCTGGGTATGCTGCACTGCCACCCCCTGATCTCCGACGAGATTACGAACAACAACCGCAAGGACTTTGAATGGTTCCCCGGCTTCCTGCTGGACATGTCCGAGGGCAAAGGCAAGGAGCGCATGGAGTCTGGCGCTAACAAGGAGCGTCTGAACCTTTCGACGTGGTTCACCATCGCGATGCTGTCTTCCAACACGCATGGCGTGGACTGGCTGACTGGCGTGCGCAAGCACTCATCCGAGGGTGAGCTGCGCCGACTGCTGGAGTACATCATCGAGGATCAGCTCTCGTGGACTTCGTCTGAGGTGGAGGTCATCAAGAGCTTGCACCACAACTACGGCGTGGTCGGCTTCAAGATGGCTGAGTACATGGTGGACAACGAGCATACGCTGTCGGAGCTGACCAACGATACCGTGCAGCGGATGTATCAGGTCTGCAACGCCACCAACGACGAGCGCTTCTGGATGGCTGGTATCGGCTGTGCTGTGGCTGCGGGCGCTCTGTGGAGCCAGAAGTATCTGGGCATCATTGATCTGCCGCTCAAGCAGATCATCGGCGCGTACAAAGAGGTGGTCAATTTCATGCGCAAGTCCATGCGCACCAACGTCCGGACAGCGGAGAACGTGCTCAACTCGTTCATCAGTGAGAACTTCGGCAAGCTGTTGGTGATCCGTCGCCATGCCCAGAGCAACGCGCTGATGGCTGAGTTTGGTATGAACAGGGAGGCCGACGAGAGTATCACCCGATCATCCATCTCAGGGCGGGTAGAGCACAACCTGACGCCGGGCTACTGCGACTTCTTTATTGAGGAGCAGATGATGAAGGCCCACTGCGCCGCGCACAGTTTCGGCTATGCCGCGTTCTGCAAGAAGCTGGCGGAGACCAACAACATCGTCGTCGAGTTCCTCAAGAAGGACATGACGGCCAAGACCAAGGCCCCGCCCATGCGCGTGCAGGCGATCAAGGTGCGGCGTCGGCTAGAGGACGTGAGTGAAATACTCCAGACTCCGCCTTCCTTGGAAGCGGCTTGAGAAGGGGCAGGGGTTCTTCGTCCCCTGCCTCGACTTTGAAAAGATGCGCGAGTACGGGCTGACCAAGGCGGTCAGCGTCCGCATACTAGACGCTCAAGCCATACCCGGCATCAAGGACGGGGCTGCGGGCGTGTGGTTTTATCGGAGGCCGCGTAAAACTGTCGAGCTTCCTCCTGCTGGGCCGCCTTGATCTTCTCCAGCAGCGCGTCCTTCTGGGCGCGGGTAAGCGTCGGATCGGAACGGATGGCTCGCTCATCCGAGAACATCTGCCCAGAACGCTGGCGGAACATCCCCGCCATGTCTTCTGCGGCCAGCAAGTCTGCCTTGCGCTGCGCAAAGGCTTGCGCCTCTGCTCGTTTGCCACGCG